CCTGCTGCCCCTCGATTGCCACCGCCACCGCCACCGCCACCGCCATCTACCCCGGGTTTTTGCACTGCACTAAACCCATCCAACGATGCTAGAGTTTGGTAGGCCAGTGGAACACCAGAACTATTTACTCCGTCTAAAGCCGGAATTCGGTAACTGCCACCGCCACCGCCACCGCCACCACCGGCAGTGGCAATGCCGTAAATATTGGGCCCTACTTGGACGTATAACGATGAGGCCCCACCGCCACCACCACCTGCTCCACTAATACCTCTAGTATTTGCCGGTGCACCATTACCGCCCGATGCCGAGAAACCTGATCCAAATGGGAAGCCGAACCCTACTCCGCCTAAACCAAATGTTCCACTGCTAGCTGTACTCTTGGCTTCGGCACCGCCTTCGCCAATACCGGCTCCAAGTACCTTTGCGGATGCTCCGGTATCCGGGAGAATGACTTCGCCTAAAACTAGGCCACCACCTCCGCCAGCACCGCCCACGCCCTCTAAATCATCAAACCCACCGCCTGATCCACCAGCACCTATTAGTCTAAACATTAGTTTTACAGGTACACCAGGTAATGTTGCATTACCAGTTAAAATAGATATCCCCGAAGTTGTCAAATAGGCTGTGCCAGTTTGTACTGCAACCGTCGTTGTTGTTGTAGTGGTTGTAGTTGTGGTTGTTGAAGTAAAGTTGATTGGTAAACAAGTACTATGAAATACTCTGTTTGTAAAATTGGTTGTTTTACTTTGCCCAGGACCCGACCAAGCCATTGTAAAATGCTTTGGTCCCGATACTTGTAAGAATTGTATTCTTATTGGGTAGCGAACACCAGCTGTTAAATTAAGAACTTCTCCGGCACGTGTTGCCGAATTGCTCAAACCGAAGTGAAGATATGCGTTAGCAATCGTGTAACCCGATGTAGCCCTTTCACCTATCCATACTGTAGCAACGTCATCGAGAAAGCCGTCAATATAAAAAATATGCGGACCAGTCTGTGCAGGAACGAAAAACCCTACCCACTCCATACTAAAGTATTCTTGGTAAGGAAATAATGTAAAGTCTAACGCACCATTAAATGTGAAAATTCTTCTATCAATGGCGGTTTGATAGCTGAACCAGGCAGGATCATATGTGTAGGAAACACCTACAATAGGCAAGTTATTAAACGACGATAAACACAATCCAGCAAACACTGGTTGCAATGTGGTGGTTGATGTTGTTGAAGTAGTTGTAGCAACCACTAGATTAGTGACTAAAGTTCTTGTATTTCCGGCTAAAATCACCTGTCCAACTAAAGGGGTAAACGTGACTAAGACAGTTATCGCACCAACAGGCCACGTTGCACTAGATTCTTGAGCAGTTTCATAATTACCAGTTACAGGTACAATGTCGGTTATAGTAACTGGTGACCCCGAAGCATAAGTAATTGTCATAGTAAACCCAGCTCCGGGTGGTCCGCTAAAACTAAATTGGTAGAGAGGACCTTTAAAAATACTAACGATTTCCGAAGTATTGGGACTAGTTACTGTAGCAGTCCTACCTTTAACTGTAACAACAGGATTGTAGGTATTTGGCGGTAACGTTGTGCTTGTGCTAGTACTAGTGGTACTTGTACTAGTGGTACTTGTACTAGTGGTCCGTTCGGGAGCATTTGTAGTTGTTGTAGTAGGCGGTAACGGATTACAACCAAATTCTAATTGTAGTTCGCTTAAGGCAAGTGATACTGGCGGTACTACCCATTGTTTTATAGTCACAACTTTTACCTATTAAACTAATTTTGCTTTTTTTAACAAAGACACTTCATTTTTCAGTTCTTTGATGGCTTCTACTACCAATCCCAATACTTTTTCATAATTAATTGCCAATAAGCCATTTTCACGTTCACGTGTAGCTTCAGGTAAGACCGATTTGACTTGGTTCGCCAGTAGACCTGTCTGGCGTTGCTCTTCGGTCTTGCCTAGATCCTGTGCTCTCTGATTCCAATTATAGAAAATTCCATCTAATTTAGAAAGTTTTTCTAGTGCATTGTCTATTTTAGTAATGTTTGTTTTAAGTCTTTCGTCTGATAAACTAAAACCAATAATATCACCTCTAGCTTCAAAGTCACCGTTACCGTGTACTATGGCTTTGACTTCTGTGACTAGCGTGCCATCTTGTGTAGCTAAAAATTCAATCTTAGTGCCATTTGCAGCACCAGTATAGGTCTGCGAAGAGACAAAACGTATCATTGCTCTAGGGGCTGTTAATGCTACTCCCGTATGACCTCGAGCTTCAATTGCTCCAATTGTGGACCCAATAAGTGTTGCCGCAGAACCGGTGGGTGTACCAATGAGTGGAGCACGTCGAAAACATAAAATTGGGGCAAGATCAGTATTTGTTGGAGTATTACTTGCATAATTATCAATGACTACCCTAACCGATGTGTTATCATCACTGTGAACATGCATGACTGTATTGGGTAAGGTAGGATTCACAGTCCTTACCGAACTTACGCCATTATTAATTTCTAATTTACAGGTGGCAGCGGCTGCTTTATTAATAGAGAAATTACCAGTTGCAGGTTGAAGGGCTAGTCCTTTGTCTTTCGCTACTTTGGTGGCCGGTAACCCAAAATCATTTTCAACAAAAGTCAAATAGTGTAAAGCAATACTAGTTTTATCTAACTCAATACCACCACCCGAGCTGATGAAACTACTACCATCATATACTTTTAACACTCTATTTGAACTATCATACCAAAGCTGACCTTCAAGCGGACTGTTTGGTTGTGAGCTACTAGCAAAGTTTTCTAGAATATGGATCAAATTTTCATTCAAATATTCGCCATACCCAGCAAAATTTCTGCCTACCAGTGCAATACTAGTCGATGTTAGATCAGCTGTTCCATCCTCAACGGTAACAAGAAGATCACCATTGCTCTTATTAATATTATATGCCATTGGATATTAACTCCATATTTTACTATTTATTTTAGCTTATACCTGTCAAATTAGTTAAACTTTGAATTCTTATAGTATAATCAATTTGAATCAATCTGTTTAAACTTTTTTGTATAGGATGAAATACTACGTGAGTTAATAATTTACCAGTCCCCGGTCCACTACCACTCCAAGATTTCAGACCAAGCTCATCAAAAACAAAGTCGTTTTCAAGAGTGTTTAAATTATCAAACGCTTTTTGACCTTGTGGTTCACCGTAATCCAATAGACAGGTACACAAAATATCACTATATACTGTACCGGGGATATGACGTATTGTCATTGCGTTGCGAACAGGATCAGTGTTATCTTCATCAGTGTCATCTATGATTTTAAAAAATGTAGGATTATACAAATCTGCATTTTGTGTATTAGTGTTTGTAGGTAAAAAATTAATAACACCGGTGCTGTCAAAGTTAGTACCACCACGACCAAAATGCATCTCAGTAATAAAATGAGTGCGTTTGTTAGCTAGACTGTATGCAAGGGCTTCACTAATATTCTCAAAATGTATTGCGTTCTTTTTATCTAAAAGAACTTCGTTGGTGGTGGGGTCAAATATCTTTACATGTCCCGTCATTTGTAATAAACTTTCATTTTTCATATCAAGCACGACCTTGCGTATAAATTTCACCGGTTTCTGGATCCGATATTTTTAAGAAACCCTGGAATAATATACCAGAATTTTCATCTGGCTTTACTGGATTTTGATCTTCTGTTTCTAAGGATTTATCGTCAGTTTCTTTATTTATCATGAATTTTCACCACATTTACGTAATCTTAGATATCTTAACCGCACACCAATTGGGACTATAATCAGATGTGGTTACTCCATTATTTGTTGAACCAGTATAACCAGTCCTGTCACCTAAACTTTCAAATTTTATGTTCACTAATTCTCCGGCGACTGCCAATCCGGCATGTACTATTGCCCTTGACCAATCACTGTCATCAGTATAAATAAACTCGAACCCAGTACCCCCACCCCATACGGTAGTACCAGATGTGCGTCCTCTAATTTTTGCTGTTTGGATTTCGCCAACAGCACTTTTACATGTCGGACCCCACAACGTGAAACTTCCTTGTTCAGGAACAGAACTTGAAGGTTTAATTGTACAAATCGGGGATCTGATTATTTCAGTTGCGGTTATTACCCCATTAGTAATTAACATTTGAAAAACTTGATCGGCTCCGGTAATGGCAACGGCGTTTACCGAAATATTTACAGTTCCGGGACCTGCTGGGATTGATAAGTTATTCGATGCACCTAAGTTAAGCCCAGTTATGCCTGAGCCAGAAAATGCTGTGTTTGTACCAGGAACTACAATAAACCAACTCAATGTTTGAGCTAATTCTGAGCTAGGTATTGTTAATGTAAAGGTAAAAGTAAGTGGTGGAGATTCTTGATTGTCGACCACTAACTTCCAGGGCTCCGGGGGAGGAGCTCCGGGAATTTTATCTATGTTGTCTAAATAAAGGCTTGCACCCAAAGCTGTGCCACCAGATTCGTCTTGTGACCCACATATAAAAACAAACCTATACGTTCCCTCTTCTGAGGCAGAAATTTCTTTTTCAACACGTTGCCATGGGGTGGCTCTTGATCCAAACGCTGTACTACTTGAATCTAATAATAATACTGTTTTACAGGTGCTGGGTTCTACCAAATAAGCGAAAACATCAAAGTCGTCACCCCCGGCCTCGGCCTTCCAGTTAAAGGCTACCTTATCTCCAGCACGACACGAGATTGGATTATCTGAAACAAGATACGGACCTCTTACAATTCCAAAAGCCACAGACGATCCACTACTTACAAGTCTAATAACATTTTTCCCACCAAATGGCGGTATAACAGCACTCTCTATTGCCCAAGTATAACTGAAACCGCTACCAGGACTCTGATCTCCGTAGGGAGAAGGAGTAGGCCCTATTCTACCAACATAAGTCTTGGTCGGATCATCAGGTGTTGGGCATCCTAAAATAGTGCTGAATCCACTGGTACGAAGATGATCGGGCGTAGTCCCAACACCAGGTTTATAAATGCTCCATCCCGGTATATGATCAACACCATCAGCATCAGTAGATCGAGGAGTATCGATCTCAAAATCTCCATTAAAAAAGTTTGTTAATACTTCACCGGGTTTAGGTGCAACAGCTGGCGGAGGAGCAGCAGTAGTAGTTGTAACTTTACTGGTGTCAGCAATGTTAACCGTTATTGCTGCTGCTGCCGGAGGAGGAGTCGGTGTTCCACTAGGGTTACTCTTGTAAAGAGTGAATATTATTGTTTCAGGGCCTTCTTCTGGGTCAGGGGTTAATGGAGTTAAATCTTGTTTGGATTTGAACGCTACGGTGGCAGTACCAGCTTTGTAAGTACCCCCCAAAACAACAGTTCCAGCATCATTTGGTGTTATTGAGTCAAAATCAGCCAAATTTGTTGTACCAGTGTTGGTCCAATACAAGGTCGTCCCCGGGGCTATACCTTCTGTTGTAATAGTAAATGTTGCAGTAAATCCTTCATCCATAGATGTTCTATCTACTGCAACATTAATTACAGGTGTTAAACTAGTGTCGTTTATATTAAGAGTAACTGGTCCTATTATATAACTGTCAGCATCAAAGGCTCTAGTTGAGTAAACATTAAAAATTAAACTTTCTGGACTGCTACCAATTTCTGTGGTCACATCTTCAGCTATGTTTATAATTACACTAGCAGATGCACCAAACAAAGTGCCGTCTGTTTTAAACGAACCCCAAGTTAATGAGTCGGTCCCGCTATAATCACTGCCTGTCACTGTTCCGGTTATTTCGTAGAAAAATAAAGTTTTAGGCTCTACACCAACAGTTAAAAAGTCAAATCTTACATTTTCGCCTTCATCACAACTTATACTTTGATTATTACCGGCCCACCCTCCATAACTTTGTAATGTTGCTCTTATATCATAGGCCGGATCAGGCAGATCGCTTATATAAACAACATTAGCAGTCTTCAAAATAGGACCTGTAGATGCAGTCTCACGTAAATTTAAAACAATTGATTTACCATAACTTTGACCAAAATTTCTAATGGTGTCTAATTTAATATACCCTATACCTTCGCCATATCCGCCCACAACCGTAACTGTACCTGTTTCTGACTGAATAGCGAAATCAGTGACTTGGCTGGTTCCTTCATTACTCCAATATAGCATAGTACCATTGGGAATACCTCGGGTCACTACTTCATATACAATGCTAGATCCTTCTGCTATGGAACTAACTCTAGGGGTAATTGTATAAGATGGAATTATACTAATGTCATTTATGGTAACTGTTTCAGCAGTAGCAACGACTGGACCAGTGACAGACCCGGTGCGTACCTGAAATATTATAGTCTCATCGCCCTCTGTTATAACATCCATTCTCGGTGTAATATCAACAAACGCAACTCCAGTTATATAGTCCCCGCCCAATACAGTACTACCGTTATTAGTGTAGCCAGTATCGTAACCAACAAAATCTATTATTTGAGCAGTCCCAGCATTAGTCCAATAAAGAGTAGCTCCAGGAAAAATATATTTTGTGTTAATTAAAAACCTTATCTGATTTCCCTCAGGAACATTTAGTGCTTGAGGATACACTCGGTACTCGGGTTTAGGCGTCCATTGATTAGCATTATTATAACGATTAGGACCTACATCTTCTACATCAGAATTAGCTAGATGAATTGAAGGTACGCCAGTCCCACCAACGCCTCTTCGTAAACGACTCAATCTATTACCATCTTTTTCATAGTAAATTATACGTTCACCGTTTACATGAATTATACCGGGTATGACTAGACTAGGATCAGGTGTTCCCAACACACTGCCATTCGATACGTAGATATTAGAGCTATCTAGATATATTGGTTGTGTAAGTTTGACAACGTAGGTAGGATTGGCCACAGACCTGAACCTTTGTTCATTCATGTCAATGAACAACCTAAAACTAGTGTCAAATGGTTCTTCGCCGTAACTTCTGTTTGTTAGTTGCATAATTTAGTATTTATTTGGTTTATGCAGGACAATTCATAGTTATCTGCCAGAAAGTGCCAGAAAGTGGTGCAAACACAGCAATATAGGCATATCTTGGTGATGCTGTCTTGGCAAAAGTTATCCCTGGTGACGAGTTACTGGGTCCAAAATCACTGGCAGTAAGCGGGGAATGATTGATTGTTACGCCTTGTATTACATGAGATCCCGGTAGATTGGCTAACTCGGTGTTGATGTCAATTGCCAGCTGTGGATAATCACTTGGATTCAAATTAGTAACATATCCCGAATCAAAAACAAGAGTGCCATCATATATAACTACAAATCTATCAGGTACAGAAAAAGCATCAAAAGTGAATGTAACAGTCCCGGTAGTACCAGATCCTAAATCAACCCTAAATTCGCTTGGGAATGTCGGTCCACCATTATAAGATACTGCTGCGGGGCATGGGTGTTGATCAAAACTATATGGTGCTTCAGTAGTTGTTGTAGTTGTTGTGCTGCTAGTACTTGTTGTACTAGTAGTAGACGTTGAAGTAGAAGTTGTACTAGTAGTAGACGTTGAAGTAGAAGTTGTACTAGTAGTAGACGTTGAAGTAGATGTAGAAGTTGTTGATGTTGTTACTGTGGCAACAGCTATAGTCAGAGCATGACTAGGAAGATTTGGATTTCCAACAGCATCATTAAATTTACTGTCATCTATATACAATTTGATAGATCCGTTTGTATTAGCAGTTGGTGTTACTTGAACTTTATACAAATTATCGCGAACAGATCTAAAATTGCTTAAAACTCCATCACCGGTCACTGTGATATCACTTAGATTAAAATTAGACGTAACGTTTGATGTAATAATCATAACATTGGTTGTTTCGCCATACGTCAGGTACTCGTCATCACTGAACATTGATACCCAAGGTCTTCTAGTATCATAGTATAATGTTAAGTCATTACTACTGGTGTTTGGATTACCGTTAGCACTAGTGTACGCCGCGGCTTGAACATTAGCAACAATATTACCGGTGAGTCCTTGAACATTGCCCTTAGCCCAACCTTCGGTGCCTGTCTTAATTATTTGTTCGTAAGCTGGAACTTTAAAATCACTTGAAACTAAGACTCGAGCATGAGTGACATACATGGCTTCGTCGATTTGTGGTTGATCTGCACCAAAATACATATATAGATTAGCAGTGGCAGCAGTGTGATTTATCCAACCTGTATCTACTATAAAATAACCATCCCTGGTGTCTCCAGTCCAAGGACTATAACTATAGGTATTATTGTCTACCCATCTAAACACAGAACAAAGATTTGTAGTTATGTCTGCAGGCGATCCTGCAAAACTGTTTCTAACAAACTTAAGATATTTTACTCCATCAATAGTAAGGGTATGCTCTTCACCATCAATGCTGTCTACAAAATGCCAATAAAAACTATATCTTAACTTAGTATGTGCCGGTAAACTAGGTACCTCTAATTTAAATCCAGTAAGTGGTGTGTAGCCGTGTCCGGTTCCTGCACCTAATGATCCATATGTCATATTATAAGTTGTACTAGGCGTCCATAGGCCTAATGTGGCTGTGGGATCAAGACCCTCGTCAACTAAAACAGTAGAGTTGTGCTTGTAACCAATAAACACATGACTGTAACGTGTAGCGGTCCATGTATCAGGACGTATTCCCCCAAAACTATCATTGAGAACATTTCTCAGTCCAATGTTACAAGCTGTAGCATCAAAACTTGTCATAACCAATAAATTACCAGTGGGTATAGCAGTAAGATAATTCATTAGATCACCAACTTCGGTGATACTGCCAAAAGTGTCTTTGGTAACAGTGCCGTCTAGATCAAACACATTTGTATTTGATTTCACGTCAAAATAAGCCACAGTATGGCCTCGACCAATAGTTCCGATTGAGGTACCATTTAACTTGATGTAACTGACAAATTCCTTGGAAGGTTGATCATAATTACTGGCCTGAACTTCGATTTTGTCAATTGCACCAGTATAATTGGCAGTATATACTTTGTTTGAACCAGAAAAATCACTTATGTTACCAAACCCAACTGTGGTAACATTAGCCAGCTCGAAACTATCAGTTTCAATGTTACTGGTAAAAGTTATTTGGCTAACATTACCATAACGTACAAATGATGTATTTGATGTGATTGTCATAGACGGTATACGAGTATCAACATCAAATGTATATACATTGCTAGGTCTATTAAAATTTCCAACAACATTTGTATAGGAAAGAGCAGCAACATTAACAGAAATATTACCGAGCCAATTAGTTCGAGGGATAATATTTGCAGTGTAGATAGAACCAGTTATTGATTTAAAATCAGTATCTAGAGTTCCATCTCCGACTATCGTAATATCTGCACTGCCGAAAGTACCAGTGGCATTTGAGCTTGTAAATGTTATGTTAGCCTTTTCTCCGGCAATTATCATAGGATCTGTGCCGGATACGACCATCTCTGGCCTTATTGAGTCAACATTTAAAGTAACTACGCTAGAATTTTTATTCCACGCACCATTAATTCCTTTGACTGCTCTTGCTGGAACAAAAATACTATATGAACCTATACCATCTAATGTTGGAGTAAAAAATGCAGTCGCATAGGTATCACCCGGAGTATACGAAAAAGATCCCAAAGATCCAAACCCAGCAGCAGTTACATTTGCTAGCTCAAAACTAGTAAGAGGTAAACTAAAATTAAATGTGATAAGTGGCAATTGGTGTGCAAGTATAGGATTTGGCAAACTTGAAGAAACAGTTATAGTTATAGGAACTGGTGGTTCTGTGGTGGTTGAAGTTGTACTTGTTGAGGTGGTTGTAGTAAATTTAACACGAGGTGCCGGTGGTGTGAAATAACCCGCGGCCGATTCTGTAATGGGTAAAGCTCCGGCTCTGTGATAATGTGTGAACGTAACTGACTGAGTGGTTCCAACAAGCCCGGCTCTGAACACAAAACGCTGTTTTCCTGGAAAAGAATCTGCTAGACCAGCATCTAATCTCAAAATTAGCCCATCACTGGGAATGTTTCCAACATCAGCTAAATATTCTAATTCAACATGGCTTAAATACATGGCTTCGTTGGTCTGTGCTTCATCATGCCCAAGTATATGGTCTACAATTAATGTTTTAGCTGAGTGATCAAAATATCCTGTATCAAAAATAATATAACCATCTGATGTATCATTGCCTGTTCCCCATGGAGCATAACTATAGGTAGCAGTAGTCCATACCGAAGATTGAAAGCGATTTACAGTATAGACGGGTACTCCGGTTCCCACTGTTCCGCTTTTTCTAAATTCAGCATAGACTAAACCATCAATAAGTATCGTACTTTGCTCGTTATCTAGACTATCAACAAAATGCCAATATACCTTATATCTTAATCTACTGTGGGTAGGCAAATTTGTTAGTGTTAGCGTATATTGACCCGATACAGGACCGTGGCAGGTAACAGCCCCTAGACCAGAAATGCTAGTAAAAGAATAAATGTCACTTTTGTTCCACTTACTTAAATTTGATCCGGCATTAGTGCCTTCTGAATAAAACGTTGTCATTTAACTAGTTTCCGCTATACGCTATAGTTTGATCCGCCTTTGCCGCCGGCCCCAGCGTAGCCGCCAGCTCCGCCGCCGCCTGCACCTACATCAAACACTGTGGTATTATCATGGGTGCCACCTTCACCGCCATTACCGCCGGTTGTTGTACCAGTAAATACTCCGCCTAACGGCTTTCCAGGTCTTCCACCGGTTATAGTACTGGTATTTAAACCACCTTTACCACCACCTGCTACGATTCCAAATCCTGTAGAATCTTCACCATCACCAAAATTTATGTGGCCATTAATATCACTCTTACCACCAGCAGCAACCACAAGTGTATACGGGGTGCCAGCTGTTACAGAGATGTTATTCTTCCAAGCTAGAGCACCTCCACCACCACCTTCACCACCACCACCAGTGCCGTTAAACCCAGCACCAGCACCACCTCCGCCAACTAACACTACGCAAACACTGGTTACACCTGCTGGTGGTATCCATATTTGTTGACCCGGAGTATCAAAAATAGCCTCTTGTGCTGGATCTGAGGCAGCATTAATTGGGAAACTACGCCCTGTGCCCCAGATAATTCTTATAGCACCGTCCCCGCCGTCCCCGCCTTTTCTATTACCAGCCGAGCGATCGGCACCGCCACCGCCACCGCCATATTTGCCACCATTACCGGATTGAGCGTTTGCTCCTGTACCAATAGCTCCTGGGTCACCACCACTACCGCCTTCGCCTCCGAGAACTTTAAAATTAGGTTTACTTCTATCTGTGTTCCAATTAACTCCACCAGAACCACCGCTGGCTCCTTGGCCAAATAAACCAACGCCACCACCACCGCCACCAGTTTCATTTCCGCCCAATGATCCGCCACCTCCGCCACCACCACTACCGGCTGTACCTTCCATTACACCACTTGGTCTTGTGCTCGGACAACCAACAATTAAAGTTTCTACCACAGTCGGATTTGGGCTACATACGTAGTAGCAAGTCACAGCTACCGTTGCCCCAGCAGCTACTTTTCCAATGTCCCAGCCAACCCCCATACCAAAATCACCGTCCCCGTCATTACCACCAGCTAGGTACACATCTATATTATAACTCGGCCAAGCTGCAAACACAGCAGCATTATGGTTGTAACCGTTGCCTGATGTGTAAAGGCTTAATGGAGCGTTTTGTGGGCCCACAGAATTGACAATATCAGTGGCCGGAATAGAACCAAAACCTCTTGTATTCTTAGAGAATGTTCCACCGTTATCTGGATCTAGGCCACGGCAAGCCCTGACCGAAACCTCACTTGCAGTAGTATTCTTGTAGGCCATTCTTATTCGTATAATTGGTTCTCCGGGTAGAGTTTTATATTCTACTACTAAATCACCCACAGCTGAACTCTTTGTTATCACAGTATGATTAGCAGCTATTGAGTAGGCCGTGGCCGAACCAGTTAACTGATTTATATTATCTCCACCGAAATTGGTTTTTGTGCCACCTTGAGTGATTTCAAAACAGAAACCTTCCCATGGATAACCCGGAGCGATAAAATCTCCTCCATAATTGCTGTCTCCATTAGGAGCAAATTGAAGCCCAGGAACAGTTCCGCCTTGACCTAATGCTCCTGTTCCGACTCCATTTACGGAATATTTGATCCATTCATTGTAATGAATGATAGCACCAGAGACTGGTGTACCAAAATTGTAACCAGGATTTTGATTCGTAAAGTTAGCATCAAATTGTGCTAATCCACAAGATGGCCCAGTTGTGGTTGTTGTCGTGGTTGATGTAGTAGTAGTCGTAGTTGGCGGAGAAGGATAACGCGACCTAGTTGCGTAATATAAAGATTCTATCTCAGACGCAGACAATTCTTTATTGTAAACAAAAACCTCACTGATGTCACCGTCAAATTCGTATGAATCGGGTGTTGATATAGGATTAGTGTTGTTAGCCCATGTTATACCTATACCAGCAGTTCCTGAAGTGGCCGGGGGTTGAACTTGAGTAAGCGTCCTAACTATACCATTGATATACAATTTATTGAAACCAACATAGGTGCTTCCACCTGTGGTATTATGGAATACAGCAGAAACGAAAACCCATGAATCTTTATATAAATCCATCGTGGATGACGAAACACCATACAAATCACCAGCACCATTATTGAATCCTAGAGCTCCGCCGGGCATCCATAACCTATAACCTGTTTTCCATTCCATCGGAAAACCACCAGTATCGCCACCTGCTCGCCAACGCATCCACATATTAACCGTATTATAACCGCCAGGTGTTGTATTAATACCGGTCATTGAAGTTATTGAGCTGGCACGATCTTTTATATTGGCACCAAAATTAAATTTAAAATTACCGCGTACGATGTCGTTCCATATTGGACTATTATCTAATAGAGCAAAATTATTTTGGTTACTGGTCAAATCATACCATACATTACCGTCAAGCATGACATTCTGTGTGCGGAAAAATACTTGTTTTTGTTGCCCGGATAATAAAGAGAATGTATTAGGAACAATGGTAACAGACGAGTTCTTAGGTGCTTCTATTACATCTATCACAATATTATTCAAGACACCATCTTCACCGCCATTAATACCGACAGCAAATGAGTCACTGGTCTCAACCGGTCTTTCTACAAAAGGTACTTCAATTGTTGATTCCGTATTACCAACTAATTGTAATACCTTAGGCCCAGGAGGTCCTGCTGTTGTTACTGCTGCTGGGGTAGGCGGGGGAGTTGCTATTTCAGCTACTCTAATAGATAAACTATCGTAAATGGTACCCGGTAATAACTCTTCTGGAGAGTGACTAAACAATCTATCAACGAATTTACCACCAGCAACTTTGATATTGCCCGAACTTATACCTACGTTTGAACCAAATGTGTCGCCAACTAGGATAGTATCATTTACTTGTCTAACATTACCCACTATGACAGGATTCAATGGGTTAATGCCAGGAATTAGTTGATATAGAACTTTGGGTATTACGTTGTCTTCGGTTTGAACATAGAAGCCCATTGTTCTATCATTGGCATTATCAAAATCCTTTGCAGCAACAGGAGAAACAAAGACTTCTTCTAAGACATTGGTTGATGAAAAATTAGTGTTAACAAAATAAGCACGACCTTGGTAACTTATATATTCTCCAGCAATAAAATTGCTGAATGGTGTCCATTCACGTATTTTTGTTGTGTATTGCACACGATCAAACTTTAAAGTTGTGTTAACTTTTCTAACAGTTTTATTAGTTAACTTGGGTGTTAGAATAGCCGAACCCGGCATTTTACTTGTAGGTAATGCTGGAGTAACAACCTTAGTTCCACGCCAATGAAAACCATCATAAACCCAACTGCGTTCTCCGTAAGTATAAGTTTGGCCTTTAGTGACACCAGCAGGCAAATTAAAAGGTTGTGCAAATACATAGTGCCGTGGGTCAGAAGATAATGCGGCAAAGTAACCTTTTTCAATTCTAAAAGAAATGCTGCAATATGCATCGTCTGTGTTATCACCAGAACCTGCATAATGTTCTATACCACGACCGGTGCCACATCCAGGAATACCAACTAATATATAACTGCTTCTGAATTTGAAATTGTCTGAGATTCCTGGTTTACCAAATACTTCTACACTGGCTCCGCATCTCTGCATGGCAAGATGTAAGTTGTTAGATAATCTATTATTTTTTGGCTCGTCGTATGTATGTACCACAACTACGTAATCATCAGTTGTGGCATTTAGATCACGAACTAGGTCAGCAGTAGTATAACCTGTGTAATTTAAGTTATTTTGCAAGTATGCATCATAAAATCTTGAAAAGGCAACGTGACCGTCAGCTCGTCTAATACGATGCATATGATAGCCACGCTGACGAGTTTTCCATTTGACATCGGCATATGGACCATAGTCAAGCAAATCACTAACAGCAGGTTCAGTGCCATCTACTTCTTCAAATCTTGGATATGCGAATTGGGCTCTCGTTGAAGTATTGGTTGAGTAATTATGGTAAACACGCTGCATCGCCTGTGTGGCATTTGGTGGGAATTTACCATCATCAATTGTACCTGTATTGCTATAGACTCTACCTTGACTGCGTGTGTATATACCACTGTCAGGGTGGTTAGTAATCCCAGTATGGTTCCGCGGGAAAATATAACCAATGTGTAAATACCATTCACCTAATGAATAGTCACTGATATTTCTAGCGTTCCATACAGGATCGGATTCGCCTTGTCCATCAACTAGTCTACGTACACTACCTGTGGGAATAACAGACCCCGCAGGAGTCGGCCATGATCCATCTGTGTAAAGACCATGGAATAACATGCCGCTCGATGTTCCTGAATTTCTACGCATCCAAACAGCACTACGATAAGTCTTGTTGGGGTTAATTGCAAAATATGTTGTTGTATAACCACCATCACTGTTTCCATCACCGGCTGGTCGAGTTTCCCAGACAATGTTTTTCATTTGCCAAGGATCGGTATCTCGCACTCTAAAGTTTTCTGCCGACGTACCGTTTTGTATGAAGTTCGTTAAACTACCATATCCAGTAGTCCATTCAGAAACTTTAATCGATGACCTAGCTGTATTCTTTATTAACGAATTCTTATCAAAGTTGCCGTATAAGCCAAAAGATAACTTAGTATCTCTACCATTAGTGAAGTAGCTATAACCCTGCGATACCACTGTGAATACATATTTGTCATCGTCTTTGGGTCTGTTACTACCTACACCAATAACTTTAACTATTGGAGTAGAGGTATAATTCTCCCCGGCACGCTCCATATAAACTTTATTGATACCGAAATTATTAGTATCTAGTTTAACAACAGCATTGGCTTCAGTACCAGCATTTATGTCAGTTCTTAGAATTTCTATGTCTGGAACAATTTCAGAACCATCAACAAAATTTTGATAGCCGTATCCCGAACGTGAAATTTGTAATTCGTCTATAGAATATCGATGATTAGCTCTCCATTCTGCATATTCAGGACGTTGGATACGAACTAAATCAATGTCAGGATATGTGCCATCTGGGCTACGATATATCCCAAGTTCGCTGTCATAATAGGCAGGTAAATCAAAATCTGTAACTGCACTGTTAAGAACTTCAATATTCTCATATGCAGCAATAAACTCTCTTATCTTTGTTCTATAAGGTTTAATTTCACTGACATAGTCTTCTACATTTTTTTGATAATCATTTATAGTACTGGTTATCTGTGATAGTTGTTTAGTTATGTGTTTTACAGAAATAAAACTAGTCTTAAAGAACCAATCTATATACTTTTGTTCAGCTAAAATATAATCCACTAGACTAAACAACATTTTAGTATATTCGTCTTTTAACTCATTGATAAAGATTTCTTCTTTTAAACCTAATAAGATATAACGAAATTCGAGATCTTTACGATTATCGTAAACGTCTACATCAAAATCAAACGAATCAAATCCCTCTGTCCCCGATACTTCATCTAAAATTTGAATAGTTTTCTTAGCTAGCCCGATTAGAACAGGGTAGAATCTCCCACCTGGGCTAGCATTAAAACGATACATCTCCCAGTCGCCCAGTGTCTCTTCGTAGTCATTGATTATGTTACCATATGCACGAATGGTGTTTCCTGCATTTTTAACTAATACTATATCGCCATCTTTTAAAGATAGTCTATAGATATCTTTAAATTCACCTACGATATGATCAGGCAATGTTTTATTGTCATAGCCAGTTAAATACCAATCATGGTATTCCCATAATTGGGTAACATCAAAACTCTGTTTTCTGATTAAACTTAAAGTGGTATTTGCTGGAGTTGGGTACTGACCGACTACACCAGTTCTACTGTACAAACCCCATAAGCCACCCAATGATGAATCATTCCTAACTAAAATTTTTATCACCGGATAAATTTGCTCGGGATTATAAATTTGGTCTTTAGTATCAACTGCTACTGTGTATGAATTAACTTCCGGCTCATCTTCACTGGCAAAAAAGTTATCTGAAAAAATTCTATTATCATTGATAATTTTTGTTACCACTGGGTATTGAATTAAAATATCATTTATATATTTGATAAGATTTTTTCTAGCTCTTTGGCGATCAGAAATTAGAGTTTGGTTGGGGCTAATACCCAATCCTATACGCTTTTGTTCGAGCAACAGCGGATTTGGGACAAGATTATTTTCTTTGTCAGAACCAACAACACTATCAATAAGTTTTTTCTCTAATTGTTCAGGAAAACGAACTAATGGATTACCATCCTGCAATAAAACATAATCACTGTGAATAATTTGATCAGTTACCAATAACTTACTAGAAATATAAATGGTAGTTTCATCGCCAGCTAGATATGAACCGGCGTTATACACGGCTACTGCATCATCTCTCAATGCAGCCATGTATGGATACCCATGACTAAGCGGATCTCTAATCATCGACTCCAGGGATACAGTGCTATGAGTTTTATTCTGCGCAGATTTATTTGAACGAGATCTCACCCAGAAGAAATATTTGGTCTTGAAAGATCCAGTCTCTTTATCTAAATATACTGTATCAGTGTAATATTCATTGTTTGGATACAATGGCTCGCCTTCTAATCCTCGAGCTACATGAACCGTTGGTAACACATCACTGGCATACCATTCATATACTTGAACTTTGCTTCCCGGGAACATGGCTCCCCAGTTATCAATTCTATATTTTAGATTACCCTGCTCGTAATCCAAATATCTACAACTATCAGTATTCCACCAATAGGTGCCAACTTGATCTTGTCCCCAGAATACTTCTTGACTCCAATATAAATCAGACGTCGAGTCAGTGTTTCTATAAGAAGCTGGATCTCTATTAGATATAACATCTATCTCAGCACGAGCAGCACTGAGAATCCTTCCTTTGGCAGGATCAAACAAATCCACTCTTGAGAGTATTTGCTTGTTTTTATTGTTGTAAAGATAGATGTTATTAATACTTTCGATGTCTACAATAAGATTAGCTGAACGTAATTTAATATAATCGTAAACTACAGATTCGATGCTAGTAGTATTTTCTTCTACAGTGATTAATTCGCCACCTATTTGAGCGTCACGAGCTAAATCTTCTTCAGTGGGAGTTTCTATTGTATAATACAGATCTTCGTTTTCTGAAGCTGAGAACACACAGAAATTAATAACATCTTCGTACTCGGCACTGTTAACTATTGAATTAGCTATTTCACAATTTATACCTACAATATTATAGATGTTGGCAACTAATAAATTACTGTAAAAAACGTTTTGGTATTCGAAGTTTGCTATAGAGGGCCTATAGACTGACCAAGAATTTGGAGAGTCGACTTCATCTACATATATATTATCTTTAGGCAATCCATCGGGCAAAGCATATTTGTTATCTGCCATCCATCCATATTTTGGCTTGTAGGCCTTTAGTTCAGTTAGATTTTTAAATCTTAAACGTTCTAAATCAATTAAATCGGCAGATTTATCTGACACTTCAAAGTCAATGTCTAACCCAGACTTAACAACTGTGATTTCTAATTCTGTTGTATTAAAAATTTGATAAAAGCCATCAACAGCAGTATCTACACCGCGTATGGCTATCATATCAGCCGGTTTGCAATTATGTGCAAAACTTGTTGTTATAATTAGTTTATTATCTAAATCAGATCTTGCTGATAAAATCTTAACTGGAGCTATATATGAACGATAAACTTGCCAATCATTGTCAAAATCTTTAGCTACCCAAATTTTATACCCTGTAGATAGACTAGATAACAAAGTACTATCAAATTCAGCATACTTTCTAATGTCAAATACAAGACTGTCGACTTCTTCCAACAAAGGATACCCAGCACTCTTGATGTCATCTTCGTAGTACTTAAATTGACTAAGTATCTGATCATTTATTGCTTGTCGCACCACAGGCTGTAAAAGTTCTTCAACTATTAGCCTATATCCTTCCTGTGTTGGATGAATTCCATCGATGTCTAAATGATTTTTTAATTCGATATAATTATAAACATCAACTATATAATCACCATAATCATTGGCTACTTCAGTCATTGCCTTAGCATATAAACTTAAATTATTTGTGCCGACTGGCATGAAATTAGTATATGGATTGCTAATATCAATGTTTATAGGTGTTTGCCATATTACAATCTTTTCTTTAGGCAATAGTTCACGCAATTGTTTAAGATTATTCTTATAGTCAACTACCGACACACCATTACGTGCATCATTTAAGCCATGGTTAATAACAACAATTTCTGCTTCAATACCATCAGGCCATGGACCATTAACACCATCAGTCCCTTGTAATAAAGTACCGCTTGTTGAATTACCAACAGACCTTGTCAATACTGCAAGATCAAATTCTTTTTCTAAATTTTTAAATAATAAGAAGTCGGGCGGTTCCGCAACCCTACCAGTTACTTTATCTCGCAGACACACTTCAGGTGTATTGATATCCCCTAGTCCTAGGGTAACTACACCGGGCTGTTCTTGTTCTGCAACTTCTTCAATTGACCAATAAACATCTTCTTTCTCAAATAACGATGTAACTTCAACAAAAAAATCTTGCCCCATTAATAACTCATCAGGTGAGTATGTAATACCTTCAGCTGTTGATGTAAGAGGGACATCTGGGTATAAGGCAGGTTCTAAAGAAACATACAATGGTTCAAATATATCATTAGATGTTAGAAACAAAGATAATTCTGTTCCAGCCGAGACATTATCAGTTGAAGCATATATCAATTCGTCACCGGGCATAGTAGATAATTCTCGATCATTGGCCGTCGGAGTTTCAATGCTCACAAATAAAGGTTCATTTGGATAAGCTGATGTAAAATAAATTTGAAAACTATTTTCTGAATCTAGCGATTTAATAAAGTTTTGATCAAATGGACCAGTAACACTGACACTATAACCAGACTTTTGTCTTACATCAATTGAATACCCATGACGCTTGACAACATCAACGGCATAACGATCGGTTTCGACCTGTTTGCCACACATTGTGCTGTCACCGAACAACTCAATTCTCCAGAGTTGTTTTTCTAATACGTTTCTATTTCTAAAAATATGTCGACTATAATTGTCCGGATACAGTAATAGATCTCTAGGCTTGATACCTATAGTCAACTCGTTTTCTGGTTTTTGATTTTTATCTACCATTTGGTAGATCAATGGATTATTGTCAATAATGCTATTCTTAATAATGAAACTAAATTCTGGATTGTTGTCTATTGATCCATAGACGCCAAGTCTTGCTCCCCATTCTTCATAAATTTCAATAGCATTTTCTACATTGTTAAAAACACCACGTTCAAATGCTGTGACAGCATTCATCGTACCTTTGTCTCGAATAAACCCCTGGTAAAACTTAATTTGCGATACAGAATCTAATCCTAAATTATTAAGATAACTTCTTGTACGGTACCCAATTAAACTGTTACTGTAGACAGTAAGATTTTCATCATATGGCAATAAATCTACATCATATATATCAGTGAAAATAGCAGCATTTTGGCTAAAGTTTGACAATAGTCCTTCTCTAAAACTTGAATCTAATCTAGCCCAGTATGAGAAGTTAAAACTATCAGATCCATCAATGTCACGCAAAGCACTGTAATATCGACTCTTATATTGAACTATTTCGCCTTTCTTATAATCATAATTAGCTTGCCATTGGTCGACGTCACCGTCAGAATAAACAAATCCCGGAGGTGTTAATTCACCATCCCAAGAATTTGTAACAGATCCCACAATCTTTAAACGTTGTTGTCTATCACCAACTTCGGGCTTGTATAAAATATCATTGAAAATACTTATGTTATCCAATAATAATACATGCTCGTACTGCACTAAATTCAAACGCACCATTCCAATGGTTTGCCCACTAATGGTAGAAATTGTCGTACGTTTATTATCACGGAGTACAGTGAAATCGTTATTTCTAATTATGTTAGAATTTGTTCCTAATAATTGAGATCCGTACGCATAATTATCTATGTGATCTACCACAAAATTTTGTGAGTAAACATGAATAGTGTCTACTATAGGACTTAGTACAAGTATATTACCCGAATCCCAGCCTTGTTTGGCCCAAGTTACAAACTCCTGTACACTGAGACTAAAATTTCGAACCTGTTGCAGGTTTTCATCATAAGTGTCAAAAACTATACCCTGAGCAGATAAGTACCTTTGATAACTGACTAAAAAATCAGCCACTTGTTGCAGAGTTACAAATTCAAAGCCATATGGGATCTTAATTTTTTGTGGTAAAAACTTTTCAAAAAATACAATATTTTCGCCCAATACGTTTACTTGTAAACTAGTACCATTAGTTTGGCTAGGAATAATTGTAAAATATGGAAATTTTTGATCGTATCCGTTTACACTAAATCCTCGGCTAGTTCTTTCAATAATCACAGCACTGTAACTAATGCTCTCTATTGGTAAACTTTTGTTCAAATATATTGAATAACTTTCTTCGGGTATGACCAAACTACGACTCTTACTAGACAGACTAATTTGATTAGCTAAAACATTGATGTAGTTTTTATTTGTAAATCCACCAAACTTGTAAGCTAAATTTAATTCAGAGTTATTGATCAAATCTCTGATACTGACACCGGCATCAATACCTAGTCCGACAAGGTAGCCGTGTATCCAATTTATATAACTTGCGGCTCTTTGAGTGGCACCATCTTTAGTTTCACCGTTAATTAATGTGTCCCTAAAGTCTAATCGTTTTGAAGTACCTTTTATTACATACTGATTTATACGAGAGTTAAATGTTGTATTATAACTATCTAAGTAAAGTCCAAAATATTGAGCAGGTTTTAATAAGGCGAACGCACGTTGTTCGGCAAAAGCATAATCACTAGACCTTGCCCATGCTGCTTCGACTGGCCCGTAATCACCAATAGAAAAATTGCCAGATAATCTAGCACTATCAAAACCAGAAATTAAAACCTGTTGTGGGGGCAACAAACGACCATTTGCATCAACTGGGACGACTTGGCCGAAACCTGCTCTTGCATAGGATATATTAACAGTAGTAAGATAAGTTGAAGAGGCAGGACTAGATATCCTGCCATTCTCTATGGCTGCAATCAAGCTAGCACGACGGTCAGTATCTTGCCAACTATAATGATCGTCCCACCACTTTGGCTTAATTGTGTACCCTAACATTTCCCAAGGGTGAGTATGTGGTCTATCAGTATCAAAATAATAACGATAGATACCCCTCCAATAACCAGGAATACGATTGTTATCTAAGTCTCTAGCTTGGCTGTAATTCCACGACCATTCATCGTTTGAATTGAAGAAACTATTAGTGGTGTAATCTAAACTGTTTTCTCCTACCCATCTTAAAAATTCTAAACTTAAAACAGAATTAAATTCATTTCTTGAATATTCAGTTGTTCTGAATCTGCCTGGTATATGACTACGGCGATTAAAAAGTCTTTCAGTATACCTTACTTTAATGTTATTATAAATTCTTGTTTCTAATTCTAAAATTAATAAGTCTCTGATGTCATTGAATGCCGGTACAATACTGCCATCATGGCCCTGTATTACATAGATAGGTGTCGAGTAACTTTCATCGAATATTTTCTCAGGAGTATACTTGGGATATAGTCCGAGTTTGCTCGGTGTTTCGGGCACGTAACAACCATCTGTGTCATAATATTCTTTTATGGTTATTACATCGCCCTCTCTCAGGGTAATTGCATTTGTCAATGTCAACAAAGCATTATTAATTACATAATCTTTTTCTATTACAAGAATTCTATTATTGACATAAACTATAACAGCTATGTTACTCGGGGAATCTGAAAATGTAGACGTAAGATTATAAACCGTCTGAACTACACTAGTAACACGGCGATTTGTTATATTAGTGCGTTTTCCAAATGGCACCATATCTGAATAATGCCAGGCAAACTTGTCAGTTTTTATTTCCGTAAATTTTTCTAAGATTTCATCAACAATAAACGGAACTTCATTTATATCTCTGTCTAAATAATTGTTTATAGCATCAAAAAATTTATTCTTAAATCTTGTGTATTCTTTACCAGCATAATCAATAGCATTGATGAAATTGATTTGTCGATTTGTTAAAAATGCTAGAGCCGGAACAATGCTAGCACTATGTTGTTGAATAGTCCCCGGGACATTTCTATAATTTAAATCGCGAAGGTTGTTAGACTGAAAAACATTTCCTTGTAAAAATCTATTGTTTTCGCCAATTTTTTTGAGATTGTTTCGTAATTGCCCAAAAGAAATCGTGTCAACCGTATCATTAAAAGGATTATTTTCTAAATTACTTGGTATTTCGTAATACCCAAATGGCGTAGGATCTGCGTAGACAAATATATCAATCTTATCGCCTTTAGTTAATAAGGTATAATCTATTACAAGGGCGACTCTTTCTCCAACATATTCTGTTCTATACTCAGGATTATCATAATTGGTCAATAGGAGCTGTTCACTATTAACAAAAACTTTTACATTTGGTCTTTTACTTATTGGACTCCTTGGCATTTTGCCAATTTCAAAGTAATTTGTAACAGCATCATATTCGGCCTTAATATGTTGGTACTGTCTTGAATTTTCTCCCAATGTAGTATAGTTATTCAACACAGTAGAAGAATATCTTCCGGTTATTTTTCTTAAAAAACCAACACTGACATTTAAACTTGCTTTGTTTTCTAACATTAAAACAGTTGTATAATCAAATGTATCCGAATCAAAATTGTTATCAAATAAAATGTCGCCAGATAATTCTGTGTCACCTGAATATACTAACGGAAATTCTAGTACACTGTCATTAGCCCCTTTAGCAATTTTATAACTAAAAACTTTAGAACCTGAAAAGTTACTGTTGTCATAAGCAGTGCTTAGACTTTCACCTCGGGTATCGATAACGTCAAATAAAGGTGCTTGGTTAATTGTTGTTTTTTGTTGAGCACTGTGCCAAGCATTTTGATTATAATAAAAAGATTTGCCCCTGTTATAACCATCAGTTACAGCTACTATATCAAAGTCATTGACTGTGGCTATTTCGGCTAAAGTTACTCTAGATTTATTATATCTTACACCACTGATATTATTATAGATAATATTGGATGCTTCTTCTAGGATTGCTTCAGTGTTGCCTTTAATTTCTAATATCCTACCGATATATGAATTATTAGATTCATATAAATCATCCCCAATTTCGAGCTGATTAGCAAAATTAGTACCGGTTCCGATAATTCGATCGTTTTGGATAAACAACGTGCCAGTTAAAATTCCATCAAACACCACCGAAGCATTTTGATCCAATCTATTAATCTGATATATTTTCTTTCTTACAATATCTGACTTATCATTTGAAAAAATTACACGTTGTCCATTAGAAAAGACGAAGCCTAACTTTTCTAGATCTGCAAATTTTGTACTGGAAATTATAGCTAACGCATTGTCAAAAACTTTAACTTGCCCACGATCCGCATAAGTAAAATCATTTCTATAGAAATGATTAACGAATCCGGCAAATATTCTGCCAGAATTAAAAAGCTGTAGGTCAGCATCAAATTCAATAATAGGACGTTGAGCGTTTAAAAAATTGCTTAAGTCTTCTTGGTATCCATTTCTACGCAAAGATTCGATTATAACGTCTTTGTGAAACCAACGATTAACACGACTCCATGCGTTTTTATCAATGCTAGATCTATTAATGACTATATAGTCAGGAATTTTTGAGCCCGAAAATGTTTCATCAAACTTACCAACATCAAATTGCTTGACTTCAAATGCTGTTTGTACTAAATTTTGCACTACTTCTGGGGCTATTAAATTGTCAAATTCAACTAATCTTATACCGGTTCCTACACCTTCAACAATATATGTTTTGTTATGATACTGGCTAGGTGTAACAGTTGTATCAAATGATACTTTCATCCCGTTAGATAGTGTAATACCATCTGGTGTGGTATAGGTCAAGGCTCCTATGATATTGTTTACATTAATCGTCTCGTATGCTCGATCAATTAACTCAATTTCTCCATAAAAACCACGTCTACTATGTTGATAAAATAAACGACTGCTTTCGGCTGTAATTCCGTTAAATTCTATAAACTGACCTGAATTAACTGTATATTCTTTACCTTGTTTTAGACCACGATAGATTTTAATTCTAGTGTTTTCAGGAATTGAACGCACGTAAGTCAACTGCATTCTAGCTGGTTGACCTGAATACTTTATCATATCGATACGCCATATTCCTTGACGACGATTAGCGGGTACCACTGTGCCTGTTCGATCGATCCAATCAGCATTATTTGTACTATTTGATAATAATATTATTTCTGTGTTATCTGGGTAAAATTGTTCGCCATCAAGTTGGCTGTTCATGCCGTCACCAAAAGTCCATATAACGTTGTCTAGACTTGCGAATGTTGTGTCTAGTGCATATTCAACTTGGTCGATCTGCGGGAATCTTAAAAAGAAATCTTGTGCTGATTCCTTTGGTGGTGTAAAAGTTATACTACTGGTGCCATTATTAACCACTCCTGCTACTACTCGACTACTAACGCTAGGGGCGTATGTCTTTGTACCAGTAATAGTAGGTTCAGTTTGTATAAACAAATTACCTAAAACTGAGCTAACATTGAATGTATAAGTAACTCCTCGTTGTAAAACAAGTTTAGGATTTAATGTAACACCAGCAACGTCTACTGTATAAGCGTACGATTGGTCAATAAAATTATATGTAGTACCAGGATAAACTTGTTTGGTACCAATGCGTATTTCTTCTGGTCCAGCTGGCAACCAATAATAGTTTTTGTAATTAATTAATTTATCTAAATCAATGGGAGGTGTGTACGCATATGAGATATTATTAAATAGTCTATCATGATTATTTGTTACCCCACCAAAATAAGTAATCTGGTTGAGTAAGTCTTGATAGTTAGCAAAATTCTCTGTCTTACCAAACTTGTTTTTAGTGACTAACCCAACTTCTAACTGATAGTTTTGTCTTGTACGGTTGGGTTCGACTAAGTAATTTTCTGTAGATGAACCATATGTTCTACCAATATAACCATTAACCTTCTTGAAATTGGGTTCACTGACTAATTGATCTAAGGTACTACCTAAGAATTTCTTATTAGCATCACTTTGAAATATTCCTGGTAATAATTTTACAGTTTTTCTACTAACGGCCATCATTTATCCATCATACAGTAGCAGGTTGCAACTCTAGTGCAGTAATCGAATTTACAATTTCAACATCATCCACAGTAGCAGCACTAATTAACAACTCATAAGGCTCGCTGTTGATCTGATACAAGTTTCCAAATGACATATTGATATTCTTACTAGTAATTATGATCGCTGCAATGTTGGGAATTAGAGTTTTGTGCAAATAAGCCGCTAGTTCACTAAAATAAAATGTCTCACCAAAATCCCAATTGTCTGTAGAAAAGAACTCGTTTACCGCTGCAATAACCGATGACTTAATTTCGGCATCTGTTACATTGGCTCCGGGATTCTTTACAACCTTAAATATAGATTGAAATTTAGGGTGTGCTTTTGATCCAAAAAGTGGTTTGTACACAGCACTTTGTATGACTATGGTATCACTTATAGCTTTGTAGTTTTCTAACTCACCGTACTTGTTTTGTAACTCGAGATCAGTTGGTGCAGTAGGCTCTACAACTTTTCCAGATGTATCTTCTAACCATAAACGATAATTAGTTTCATATTCAGCAGTTAACACATAGATATCAATGATGTTGCTGATATTAGGATCAATTCTATTTGTATTTGGTGAATTGTGTCTATACTGATATCTTAAATTTTGTCTTCCAACAAAATATTTGTAAATCGGGACAGAGGCGGGAGAAGTCCCATTTATACCCGGGCCGAGATCTTTGAAACCGAAACTGTTTAATTGACAGCGATAAAATTGTCTTTCACCTCGAGCGAAAAATAACTGCCCAACAAGGAAACTTTTAATTTCGGCTAATATTTCCGATCTTGTGTAGTACGAATCTATAACTCGATTGTTATCTATTAGTTCATAGCTGTCATAACCGGTTGTGTTATTTTTTACAAGCTGGAAATATACTAAATCACGGTTGGTAATTTTGCCGTCTCTGAACATTAGTGCCTCGGGCAAACCATAAGTTAGACTGTCTATGTTATCGATGTCTATTTCGCCGGCTATAATTTGTCGAATATAAGAATCTAGTTCTCGCTGCGAAGGATACCTACCAACATTCTTTTTAAAAATATAATTAATTCTAGTCGCCTGTTTTTGAGATATTAGACTGTTATAAGTTGTTCTGTACGGCGTTCCTGATACAACCTGCTCAAATAAGTTATAGTTGTCAGGTACACCATCTTGATTTGTATCTGCATAGGTTAGGTTAATACTCTTAGTTTCAATATAACCATTTGCTCGTTTAATTTCTCGTTCAACAAACCAAGTAAAATCAGCTGTTAATCCACGATTAGCATCTAATATCTTAATTTTATCGTTAATTACTTCGTTATTTACTGGATCATATATTTGCAAATCAGGATCATAGAAAAAGTTAGTTTCCCTAGGGCTATGGAACGTATATTTTAAGTTTTTATAACTAATAATATATTTTTTCTGTACTCCGTTCCATTCAAACTTAATCCACCATGCATTGGGTTGCGTAAGAAGAGTAGCATCAACAATCGCCCAATTTTGCGAATCATTCTTATAGATGAGACCAAAGTTTTCATTGGCTACTATCCTATCAACAACTTGGTCAACGATGAATTGACGTAAAGAATTCTTATAAACCGGAATCACTGATTCTACCACAGCCCCGGTAGGTATTGATAAGTTTATTCTAACCGGACCAGTGCCATTCGAAAAGTTGCCGGTTCCGTTATTGGATCCAGCTCCAGAAATCTGTGTAATGGCTGAATATAAAGCCATCGAATCGCCAGATTTTTGTACAGGACCTTTTACCATGTTTAATGATTGATTAAAATGGTACCCGTAGTCAGGTGCAAATTTAATTAAAGCACCGGTACTTAATACTTTTGTATCAGATTGTACGGTGGGGCCTATTGCAACTACTTCATTATTGTAAGAAAAATACCCGGTAGCTACACCAGTTTCAGTTGAACTCAAATTCCATTTAAAATTTGTTTTGACAAGGCCGGTTCCAAAGTCTTCGACTATGATTTTTCCAGCTAGATGGTTAGTTGGCCATGTTGTGGGACGATCGGCAAATAGTCCTCCTCCATTGCCCGGTAAGAATGGTTTATTATGTGTATATGGTCTTGTTGAATCAACAACAGCGGCAGTAAAAAAAGTATTGTAAAAATCTTCACTTTCAGCATCTTGATTACTTGATAGACTATTTGTAGTCCAGTATGCTAGATCACCGCGATTTGGATTCCTGTATAGCCCATAACGCAATTCACCGTTTGGCAGTACATACTCATTATTACTATAATATAGAGGTAAAATTTTTAGAGCTTGTTGTCTATATACACTGGCTGAATAACTGCCTCTGAACTCTGCAACAAAATCATCTATATTGTAGGCCCTACCTGTGTAATTTCTAGACACATAATAATAAGTACCCGGTGGAACATCTTTTGTATCCCAAGCCACTATGCCTGAACTAGAACCATTGTTTAAAACCGAACCCACTATTACATTACCTAATACTCCGCCAGTTAAAGACGATTTGATGTGAAGTGGCTGACCACTTAGATTGTTGATATTAAGTACTTCTCCAGTTTTGATTCTAATGATAGGATTCTGCATTGAGCCAACAGTGGTGACCTGATCCAAATATCCAATACCAACATTAAGATAAGGATCGGCAACTGTTGCTGCAACAACTGTCAGTACATAACGTCTTACGGGGCCGTCTGTTATATTACCTTTGTAGGAATGAAAAGTTACTTCATATTCGTATATACCTGGTTCAGTATAAGTAACCTGTCCTAATGCTCTAATGCCATCTTCACCGATAATTTCTGGTTCGGTCGTGCTGGGGTTTGGTGACCACGGGGGAGTGCCCGAGCCGGTATATTTTCTTTTTACTCTAAATAAAGCATAAGGAGGTGCATTGTAAATAGTTATGTTTGCATACGTGCCTGACTCAATGGTATAGCTGGTTTCATACCTAAAGTCACCATTAGTAGGTCCTATAGATGGATTATAAGATAATAGTGGACCATTTAAAAAATAATAATCATTAGAACTAACCGTAGCTTCATAATTTATATCACGTAAAGCATTGCGGGTTGATCTAAAAACTGTACCTACTGAATTTTCAATAGCACCGTAATTGATAAAATCCGTGGTCCCAACTGTGGCTATTTCATATAATTCATCCTTTACTATTGCTGCTTCAGACAAACTATTATCAAATAGAATTTGTGGCGGGACTATGTCATGGTAATAGTGCATGACATCTTTATTATCAATCACGTCCGGTATTAACGTATTGCGAACAAATTTTAGTGCTTCAATCCTATTTGTAAAAGTGAACTCTATAGTGTCTGTATTCTTTTCTGAGTACAGCACACCATCCTCACCGAATATGTTAGTGCTAGAGTATTTGCCAGTTACGTCTAAGGTATCTAGATATCTGCTTAACCCCGAACTAATACGATTTATAGACTTTACTTTCTTAATATCGGAAAAAGTTGTGTAGGGGAGAATGTTATAATCCTCCCCGGATATCATACGATTTTGAGTGTAGTATTGTTGCGGTGCTTTTTGTTTAATTTCGTCAGCAGATTCTCTTGCTTTGGCATTGGCCACTGTGTATCGTAGACTAGCACGGAAGGTAACAGTTTCAACTCGATTATTTCTACTAATATAGTCAAAACTTATCTGTACTCCGCGTATTTCGTCTGGTGTAATCTTATAAGTATTGCCGTTACTGATTCTATAATATAATCTATATTTGCCTTGAGGAATGTTGGCAAATGCCCCATCGCCAAAAACTAAACTAATTTGATCATTTGTTCTACTATTAACTTGATAGATGTTTTTTGTATTACTAGTATTGTAAATTACATTTGTACTGGCTACTTGTTGCCATAACTCATCAACATACCCCGATGAATCAATGCTGTATAACCATAGGTCATGATTATTAATATTATCGACATCAATGTTGACTATTTTATTCGGTATGCCGGTGTCTATAGTAAAATCGATATTGTTTAATTCGCCCTGTTTAAAATATAAAAAGAATCCTGTGTTATTACTGTCATTACCATTACTGTCATTTCTGTATAACAGGTTAAAAGGTTTATTAATATTTGGTGCCTGTTCGTAGATGTAATTTTTACCGGTACTAGTGGCACTAATTACTTCAAAACTAGTTGTTAGTCCGTTTACACTAGATTCAAAACGATAAATTGGTAATATGTTATTAATTAAATTAATGCCATACTCTTCGGTTCGTACATTATTAACTATTTGTTGATTGGCCGGACGTCCAAAAGTTTGATACTGAACTAGACTGCTATTAACTACACTAATGAATTGCTCAAACCAATTTGTATTGCTAAGATCGTTCCAAAGAATTATCCTGTTGCTTAAATCTAGCCCATCACTATCGTAGACAGTTTCAGTTGTGCTTATACTATCAATTTTTAAATACCCGGACGCAGATATGTTACGTTTTGGATTGTAACTAATCAATCTAGCTAATTTTAGGATACTGTCTCTACGTTCAGCAGTATCAATAAAGTTTTCTCTTGCATTAAGATCGGTACGAAATGCTAAACTCTGCCCCAAATATGCAATCAAATCAATTAAGGCTATAAATTCAGAACTTTCTGTAAAGTCATTATATTCTTCTGCATAATTGATCTTGATATAATCAATCATGGTCTTACGTAGACTCTCAAAGTCGTAAGAGGTGAAATCAGCGTCTCTAAAAGTTTGGTAAACTTTAGTCCAGTTTTCAGCTAGTAGTGATCCAGTTTGGCGACTTGTAATTGGCATGTTTAGATAGCTATTAAATTATTTATCGTTACAAAACCATGGTTGGTGAACCCGAGCCACGTTTTGCTGCATCTCTATCGAATCTCATAGCTAGAGTGGCAATTTGGTTGGTGGGCACGTAGACTACTTCGATTTCAACCATTATGCCGTGTCCAAAATCGCTGATATTCACACTTTGGGCCGCCAACCTAGGATCGTATGCCACAATTGTTTTGATATCTGCTGCTATGGCATCTTTTATACTTAATGTGAATGGCTCAAACATCAGGTCCCAGATGATGGTACCAAAACTGGGGTTCATCAACTTTTCGCCTTTTCTAATATGAAAATGATTGAATAAATCCTGTCTAGCTAACTCAAAGTCAGTTAGTTTATATTTTTTTATTCTATTGTACGTACTATGTCCGCGATATGTTGGCATGATCTATTATTTATATGCCGCCGGGACCCTTCTTTATAGCCTTAGCACCTAGATTATACAACTTTGTAAAACTGTTACCATAAGCATCGATAGGATTAGATCCAGTTAATCTTGCTGCTTTAGCTAGATCATTACCTAGGCTATATCCAGCATTAAGCATACCAGCCACTGTGGATTTGGTGTCGCCCGCTTTAATCATACCACTTACAACACCTTCTTTATAATTCTGTTGAGTGTTTTTAACAAAGGCCTCTACCTGAGCAGTGGGATTAGCGAGAAAATCTTTGGCGTTTTCAATTCCCTTTAATCCAGTCCAACTGGCCGCATCTTGTAGAGCAGCACCGGGATTCTTAGCGTATTGGTCTAAGGCCGACAATGCTACGTGCCCGGAATCTACCAAGTTCTTTGTTGTAGCTGCATAGGCCCCGAGAGCACCGTTTGTGGCGACTTGTAACGGATTATTATCGCTTAGGGTTTTAGCTGCTTGAGCAGCAAGAGACTTAACATTGCCGGAATCAAGTACTCCCACTGATTCATTCACGGTCGGGGCATCTTCGGCCAACAAGTCAGATTCTGTTATTGCTTCGTCTTTGTCTACAGTTTCTTTGGCCGCTTCTTCGAGACCAGGATCTCTTTCACCTGCTACTTCGGGTTCACCATCTGAATTAAGATTAATTCCTTGGTCATCAGTTAGTGTTGAGTTATCCGCACCACCATCAGAAGTTTCAGTGTCATCTCCAGAGGACATTTCTGAATCAGGCGAACTTTGATTTTCTAATTCAGTGTCGTCTTTTTCTGTATCTTGAACGGCATTACTTTCTGCACTGGCAGTACCGGACTTTCTATTCCATGGCTCGTGTGTTGGTACAATAGTAGCCACGCTTTTGATCTTACCTTCTTCTACTACCCATTGTCCGGTACTAGTTTTTTTCGTATCCGCCGAAGACTTTAGAGGAATATCCCTTGGCTTAGTTACTACAGGACCCGGTCCTGAATTAAGACCAATTGTGCCGCCAGTCATCATAAGACTTTGTTTAGCAGTGAAACTTCCGCCGCCCGATGTGTACAAATCTAAACGTCCATCGGATCCTAGTTTTAAACTACCTCCATAAACAGTAACTCCACTTAGACCCTTGGCTGTGATTGTCGAGGCTTGTAAGTTCATTTGTCCTTTTACATTTAAGTTGAAATTACCGCCTACGTTAACATTCATATTTCCGTCAGCATGGAAATTTAATTCTGCTTTAGTTCTAAAATTTATACTGTTACTCGAATATACGTTTAGGTGACCAGCCTTGCTCATTTCTATATAAGTACTACCACTGGCACTAATGATGTATAAAATATTCTCGGAATCATCCATTAGTATCTGGTGTCCACCAGCACTACGCCAACGAGTTAAATTGTTTTTACCATCTTTGTCTCCGTCATCCATGACAAAGGTATGCCCACCTTTCCTAGTTCTAACTCTACGCTCGATGACTGTAGCATCTTGCTCGGGATAGGGCCCTAATGGACGACCGGGGGTACTTACACCAAAAACGCCAGTAGGAGTTTCTCGTTGGCTTGTGCTAGTAATTAAACCTCTTGTACCAGTGAGTCTTTTTCTATCTAAACCTTGTTCTAATAAGACACGCAATTGAGTTTCATGAATAGGTTTTTTATTTGTATCTATGTCACTCCAATTAACCGATTTATCATTTTCGTTAAACTCAACTACAGGATAAGGTTGACCAGGCTCAACAATTTTTTGTAGCACTGGATCTTCGACAGGAGCTAGCTTGTCTGTGGCCGCGATACCAGGAACCATATAGTGGCCCAACTGATTAGGTACACAAGCGAACCAGTAGCCACGTGCAGGATCACCACCAACAAAAGTACATAGTACCCAATTTTCGTAATCGGGTACGTTATACCACATACCATAAGTGTGTCTTACGGTTTTAAAACTATTTTTATCTGTAGCACCGGAAGAGGGCGATGCTTGTGCGAAAGGATCTTGATATGTTGCCCCAAGAAAGGGACTAGCATAGTTTACTGTACGCCAATATTTTGGATCTGTTTCAATCCCACCAAACTCAGGAATCCATACTTGTAAGCGTCCGGTCATTAAGGGATCACGGTTATCTTTTACAATACCTATATAAGGACCCGAGTCATAGCGAGCACCTTCGGTATCCTCACGTTGCACCCACTCAGCGGTTTTTCTTGATACGCTATTTGTTGTTGACATTATATTCCTGGATAATTATATTCGCTAGCGAACTCTTCGGGCCAAGATTGTATATCGGCGTTTGCAAGTTCGAAATCAGTTTGTGGAACGGATTCTTCAATTGATGAGGCTGCATCAGGGTCACCGCCTATGAGCTCACCGCCCTCACCGTATTCATCTTCAGTAAATGCTGGATCAATACCACTCTCCCGATCTTCCGTGCCCAATGTTGGATTAGTAACCGATCTGTTAGGGTTGCTTGCTTCTCTAGATACTTGTTTATTTTGTGTGTCGGCTGGTTGGTCAAACAATCGAACACATTTTAATTTTTGTTTAAACACACCGTTGTTAAAAGTATTCTCTACTCTTATTATTGTATATATTCCAGAAAAAGCACTGTTTTTAGTTTCAAACTCGTATAAACCAGTTGATAAATTAATATCTTTAGGTATTTTAAAATTCAAACGCATGAACAACTGTTTTTTATCCATAAGCAAACTGGATGTGTTTCTAGCAGCACCAGGCGGTAACCAAACATCATCTTGTTTAATCAAGTCAGGATCCCCGGATATTTCTAAATCTATGCTAATCATGTCAGCACCGGACTTATTAAAAACTGAATTGAACAAATCTACTGCCTGTACGGATTTTTTACTGCCATCGTTCAATTGATTATGCGAATGATTAACTGGGCTAGTTTCTATGCGGAGAGTCTGCAACCCTCCACTGCCCGATGAGGATTGATTGCTACCCACAGCAGCGGCACGTACTTGACTGGGGTCGATGCCTTCAGCAAAAGCGTATTCATTTGAAGTATCAAGATTATCTAATGCAGTTTTAGTTTCAAAAGCAGTTAATGCTTGAAAAAATAGTGTATTGAATTCTATCTTCAAATCAAATATCTCTTGATTCTTGCCCATGAATATATAATTATATTCTTTATCCATCACTGAAGGAATGGACTTTTTAGCATTTGGATATTGCTGATTATGATATTCAAACTTTGTAATATTAAACGTTATTTTTTTCTTATATATTTTACGCTTATTGTCCCATTGATCTAAATATTCAACTGTGGTAATAATTTTATGTAAATTAAGCGGTTGATTTTTGCTATTGGCTTCGTTTTGCGATTCCATTTCGTTAGATGCTGCTGATACTTTTGACCTGTAATAATCGCTACTGCGTACAATATTATTAATGACTTCTATTAAATTCGATCCTGCATTAATAGGAATAATGCCTGTTGACTTGTCTAGATCACCTTTCTTAGTTTTATCATTTTGCGGGGGAGCCTGTGTTAGATTATGAAAATCTTTTACAAAAATGTTTGCTCGCTCAATTTCAGGATCTATGACAAATACATATTCGTCAGCGACACCTTGATACCCTTTTTTTACAAGTTCTTTTTGATATTCATTAAGAGCATCAACTAAACTTAGAGTTCCGTAGGATTTTGGTTTAGGACTTGCATTTGTACCCAATCTCCGAGTCTCAGCCTCGGTTTTGTTTTCATCCCTGCTGGGATTGTTTACAGCACCGGGATTTGAACCATATGGCGGTAAGTCATACTGAAGATTAGATGCTCCAGTAGATTTAAAAAATTCTTGAACAGTCTTTGCTGTAACTTCAAAATTAACTGGAATTGTCACGCTTTTATTTTGCAAGGCAGAATGACTTTGGGGGATTGCTCGTATTTTATATTCTGCACCTTTTTGAGTTATAACTAATTTAATATCTATAATTTTTATACAAACATACTTTGTAATATCAGGAATCGGATTCGGAGCATAGCTACCATCAGGATTTATGGCAAAGAAATCTATTTGTAAGACTAAAGGCATTTGATCCCACATTTTAACACCGGCTTCTTGAGCAACTGAAACTAAATTCTCAAGAAAACTAGCTCCTAAAGGCTCATGTACAGTAAATTCCATGTCTATGGCGTTAGTGCCTTTATTGCCAGAGTTTAAACCAATCACTGTAGACATTTTAAAATCGGTTATGTATATGTCTAATTCAAATTTTGAATTGCGACTAAATTCCGGTGATCGTCTTCCACCACTGGCTATCAATACTTGCCCCCGGCTAGGGCTCCATGGGGCTCCCCTTGCTACTACAGAGTTATACTCCTGTATTGTCATGTAGGCTAAACTTAAACCATATGTATAGGTGGTGTAGGCATTAAGAGGATTCGGTCTAGGTTTTTTTGGTGTATTGTCTACGCCGCCCGAGCCCAGAGTTACTTCCTTACCGCCTTCACCATATTCGTCTTCGGCAAAAGCAGAATCCATTTCACCACCATAAGCATCACCGCCCTCACCATATTCGTCTTCAGTGAAACTGCTATCATTTAGGCCATCATCGGGCGGCGAAGCAAAATCAATGCCGGCTGCTGCGGGATCACCAGGTCCACCGTCGGCAAAATCAAAACCTGCAGCAGATTCATCACCGGCTGAGGAACTTTCGGGGAGATCTAGATTAAATTGTTCTTGAGCATTAATGGGCTCGATGTCACCTAATTGTGGCTGACCAGGAGAAATATTTGAACTGACAGTTTCGTCGCTGGCTTGCAGCGAATCAACGAATTTACTAAAAGTAAAAGCGACCATTAACCACCTAATGCCGACATTAGTGTATTTGCGTCAGGGATGAATATCTTTTGCCCTAAATAAAAATCAAATATAGGATCACGTATGGTGTTGGGATTTCTAGCAGCAAACACCCACCATAACTGTGGGTTATTGTACATATCATTTGCCAGTAAATCCGGACGGTATTCGTATACTCGGTTAATTTTAAACACAATATCTTGGTTGCTGCGTGGAATTGATCGATAGTTCAAAACATCAAGAAAGCGACCAAATCTTTCAGTTGTAAAATACGGACTATATTGTGAATATTCAGCAGACATTATATGAATTTACTCCCAACCAATTTTCCTTGGGCAAACTGATCTAAATCAAATTTAGTCAATGATTCTTTACTGTATACAGGTTGTAATGAAATACTAAATGTACTTGAAACAGGAATTCTTGTACGTGCTTCTCCCCCACCGCTAGAGAAATTCATAAGTCCACTTAATCTAGGCTCTTCTCCAAATTCCCCGGCTCCAGTACTGGGTTGAAAACTCGTACTTGAGCTAGATCCGCTGGTTTCTATGTAATCTACTTCACTGGGCATAGTATGACTAAAACTCGTAACAATGCATGGCACATCTGGGAAATAATGCCGTCCATATCCGCTTAAAAAAACTAGGGGAGGTGGGTGACCCGCGAACTCGCCTTTACCAAAAAACATCTTAGATGTAGCCCTAAAGAAATAAATACAAGCTAGGACATAATCGGCTTCTTCTTTGTTTTGTGCTGTAAACTCGGCTTGTATCTGAATTGTTTGCACTTCAGAATTGTCATAGCTATAATGAGCATAATTACTATGAGTAAAACGTTGCAGTGTATAATTAGCTTGATATGCTACAGTGATGTTAGGAGTATAAGGAAAAATTACTCCACCACTATCAATTAACGGAGTCAATAAACCACCGATGCCACTTTTGTAAAGGATATTGGCATTACCTATGCGAATACGAACTTTCCAATTCGATGCACTGCTTCCTTGGCTATCTGTAAAATTTATATCAAAGTCTCTGCCGCCAAAGTTCCCAAACCCCAATCCCTTGGTACCTAATAGACCCGAAGATTGTAGTCGTCCCACCACCGGATCTAGAATAGGTGCAATGGCTCGGCCCAGCATTCTTGTCCCAACAAGAGCCGGGGCAGCTATGGTGCTAACAATGTTTTGGAAATCAAACATAGAATTACTCGCTTTATTACTATTTATAACCACAAAAATGGTTGTTTTTGTCCCAAATCTATGTTACTATTTTTATAGTATTGAGGAGAATTAAAATTAAAAGTAACTATCTCAACAACAAAGATATATTAAAAGAAATACACAAGAGTAAAAATACATACTGTAGCTATGTAACGCCAGATGTTGCTGACTACGATATAATCACTCACAACATAAAAAATATAAATGCCGAATTGATAGAACAAGCCAGACAGAATCGTGCTGAACGATTAGCAAGACTCGCTTGGGAGGCTAGCCAACAACAAGGGGGAAAACGCAAATTAGATGAATTTGCCATACCGTTATCTCAGATAAAAAAACAAGATATAGTAGTACGTGTAATGACTTGGGATCATGTACCAGTTGCACCCGTAGTTTCAAAAAAAGTTTTATTAGTGGACATAGAAGAAGAACCTGTTGTTACTGAATATGATGACGAGCCCACTGCTGGTCCAGTAAAATATGTCAAATGCAACTTTCCCCCGTTCCAGCATTACAAGATTGGACTAAGAAATAAACCATACTGCGTGGGCAAAAGCCATTGGCAAGGCGACATAGAAACTGGTGTCTACTCTAAAGACCACGGTACAATGACACGTACTCTAGCCCATATGTTTATGAAACTATGCGAACGCTATGCTACCCGTTCAAACTGGCGTGGTTATACTTACAATGATGAAATGCGTAGCCAAGCCCTGCTGCAACTAAGTCAAATCGGACTACAGTTCGATGAATCCAAATCACAAAACCCGTTTGCCTACTACACTGCTGCTATCACTAATAGTTTTACCCGTGTGCTTAACATCGAAAAACGTAACCAAAACCTGCGTGATGACATATTAGAAATGAACAACTTTGCTCCGAGTTATACTAGACAAGGTATGCTGTCAGGTGGGCATATTGGTGACGATCATGACTAGATTTTCGTCTACCAGTATGTTATACTAGGTGCTATGGCAAATCTATTTAAAAAAGTTGCAGTTTTTACAGATCTTCACGTCGGTCTAAAATCAAACAGTATTGTTCACAATA